CCTTAGTTGCATAACAAAAGCGTAGCAGCTAAAAGCCACTACGCTTTCAAATCTAACTTTTGGGGGTCACCACACTTGGCAGGGTGCTTTTTTGTGCCTTTTTAATTCTTTTTTAATAAAATTAGCCTAATTACTGCAATTTTTAATAATATTTTACGCATAGGTAAGGGGGTGTGATATGAGTACGGAAATTGTGACTGCGCTGATTGTTGCGGGCGGAAGTATTATTTGTCAATTGCTGATAAATGCGTCAAACCGTAAGCGACAGGAAAGCGAAAACGAAAAGACCAAATCATTGATTGTGTATCGGTTAGATCAGCTTGAACATAAGCAGGATAAATATAATCATCTGCAAGAGCGTGTTTTCAAACTTGAGCGAATGTCAGCCGTTACGGACGAAGAAATAAGAGTTGTAAATCATAGAATTGCTGACCTTGAGCATATAAATAGTGAAAAGAAATAAGCTAATATCGCTTTTATGGGCAGAAATTTATATTGAACTTTTAAATTAAAATGTAATACAGGGGGTGAAATTATGAAAAGCGGTTTTAAAATATGGGCGAAAGCTGCGGGTATCCGTGCGGCAAAAACCGTGGCTCAAACAGCGATTTCGGTTATCGGCGTGTCTGCGGTGCTAAGTGATGTGAATTGGGTGGCGGTTGCTTCCGCAAGCGTGCTTTCGGGTATTCTTTCGTTGCTTACAAGTATTGCGGGATTGCCCGAAATATCCGATAATAAATAAGTACATTTTTAAAGCATCGGAATATTATGTAATATGAAGATGTGTTTTACTAAAAACTGCCTTAAAAGAGCATTGCGTACATTCCTACAGACGGCACTCGGATATATTCTCGCTAATCTTGCGTTGTTTCTGACGGGAACGGATTTTGCAAATGCAGAAATGTGGAAAAGTGCAGTCTGCGGACTTTTGGTTTCTTCGGTTTCGGCAGGACTTTCAGCGGTTATGAACCTTGAAAAAAAGGAAGAACAGGCAGAGTGTGACGATAAATGCTCAAAAGATGAAGAAAACAAATGAATACAATTTTACAAAAAATTAATAATAATATTGTCAGCCGCAGGTCAGCTCGACCTGCGGTTATTGTTTTATGCTGAAATTTGTATTATAATATAAAGGAAATATCGTATGGAAATACTTTCATCTACGCTTAATCACATAGCCGTGCTTTTTTCTTTTATTCTTATCGGCTTCGTTCTTAAAAAGAAAAATATTTTACCTGACGGCAGCGGCAGGACTTTGTCACGCCTTGAAAACGGAATATTTATGCCTGCGGTCGTAATCAATACATTTTGGAATAATTGTACGGTGGAAAATATAAGCCGAAAATGGATTTTCCTTGTTTACAGCACTGCGCTTTTGATTGTGGCGGTTGCGCTTGCTTTTATTATCTCAAAATTTCTTACCAAAGACGAGTATTTGCGTAAAGTGTACAGATATTCGCTTTCGGTATCAAATTTCGGATTTGTCGGAACTGCGCTTGTTCAGGGCATATACGGCGCTGACAGCATTGAACTTTTCGATTATTTAATATTTACTCTGCCGCTGAATATGTTTACTTACTCAATCGGAATTGCTTGGCTTGTGCCGTCGGACAAGGGCGGATTTTCTTTGAAGTCATTGCTGAATCCGATATTTGTGTCGCTGTTTATCGGCGCAATTCTCGGACTTTTGCAAATACCGAGGGTGCGGCTTGTAAGTACAATTCTTACCGATTGTGCCGCCTGTATGGCACCTGTTGCAATGATTTTGACTGGGTTTGTAATAGCGGGATATGAAATAAAAAGCCTGCTCAAGGTAAAGCAGACTTATATTGTTGCGGTGCTTAGGCTGATAGTTTTTCCGACAATTTTTGTGACTGCGTTAAGGCTTTTTAATACGGATAATGAAATAGTTTTTGCCGCACTCTGTGCAAATGCAATGCCGTTAGGACTTAACACCGTTATAATTTCATCGGCATACGGAGAAAGTCCGCAAACAGGCGCAAGCCTTGCTCTTGTGTCGCAGGCAATGGCGGCGATTACCATACCGATAATGTTTTTAATATTTTTTAGGAGATTTTAATATGAAGATTTACCTTGCATCGCCGTTTTTTAACGATAACGAAATTGCAAATATTCACCGTGCGGATGAAATTCTTAAAACAAAAGGTCACGAAGTTTTTGTACCTATGGAGCACGATGTTGAGAACAGGGAAAGCCTTACCAATGCAGAATGGGCAGAGGAAATTTTTAAAATTGACAAAGGCGGAATTGACGATTGCGATGCGGTTGTGTTGCTTTACGGCGGAATGTACTCCGACAGCGGAACTGCGTGGGAGTGCGGATATGCCTATGCGTCAGGCAAAAAAGTAATAGTGTGTTGCTATAATATTGAGCAGACCAATCTTATGATAGTAAACGGCTGTCACGCATTTTTAAACGGAATAGACGAACTCTCATACTATGATTTTGATAAAATGCCCGTTGTCCGCAATGCAGGCGAACAGAAGTAAATACATTTGTTTAGTACGGATACTTAAATTATGGTCCGGCATATTTTTTAAGCTAACTAATTATAAAGTTAATTACTATAATATTAACAGACAAATGCGGTGATAATTATAGAAACTAAAATTGAAAAATGGGATATTTAAAAAAATATAAACAGTTACGGTTTAAATATAAAATCTGTAAGTGATGATTTTGACGGTTTAACAGTTATTCTTGAAAATAATGAACTGGAATTGTTTTCAATCAGATGGGCGGATGTGGAAAGTTATTGCCGTTCAACGGAAGAAATGCGTTTTAATTTTATTGCAGGTGAATGGCAACAAGTCTGAAAAGAATTTCCAAATCAGTCTTTTTTTTAGTTATTGATTCACCATATATAAAATGGATTAAAGAACAAGCAGGTGGTTTTATGGACGATGATAAATTAATTCATTTTATGATTGTTTCTGCTGATTATGTTCTTGATACAGTTTCAAAATATGAACCGGATGAGTATTATTTAAGTAAACTTACTTGTTCGGATAGTACAAAAATCTCTCTATGGCATAATTTACTGTGTAACTTTATTGATTTTAGCTGATATTGTTTGATACCGAAATTCACTCAAAAAGCAAAGGCTGAGTGGTTGAAAAACATAGCAAATAAGCCGATTTTTCAGTGTTTATCACAAAAAATAAGCACCCGATTGCTCGAGTGCTTTTGGCGGAGATGGAGAGATTTGAACTCTCGCGTCGGAGTTACCGACCTACTGGTGTTCGAAGCCAGACCCTTCAGCCACTTGGGTACATCTCCATATTAAATTATCGTACTCAACTATTATAACGGCTCAATTAAAAATTGTCAATACCTGTAACTAAATTATTATTTTATCATAAAATGAAATGAATAAGCAATACCGAATTATTTTTCGTAAGGCGGGTGATTTTATGGCTTTTGACACAAGAGAATTGTTTGCTCGGTTGTTAAAATGCGAAAGCGGAGGAGAGGGGGTTGACGGTATGCGTGCGGTTGCCTCTGTGATTATCAACAGGTCAACTGTTCCTTACGGGGAATTTGCACGGATAAGCAACGGCGGAGATGTGCGGGCAATCATTACACAGCCAAATCAGTTTACCTGCTTAAAGACTTCCGTAGGGGGTCAGTACAATTCGCAAAATGTGTATAATATTGTACCTGAAGATATACACTACGAAATTGCAGATTGGGCACTTGCAGGCAATACCGACAGCTCGGTCGGCAATTCTTTATTCTATTTTAATCCTTATTCCTCAACCTGTCCAAACTATTTTCCTACCAATATCGGCGTGATTTACAATCGTATCGGTAAACATTGTTTTTATTCTCCGACACAGGCTTACAAAAACACATAGGAGTGATTTGTTTTGGTAAATTACATCAACAATAAAAAGGCGCAGCAGCTCAACCCAAATACTCTGTATAATCTCGACACCAATCCCTCAGCCTGCAATAATTATAATTGTATAAACAACCAGATTCCAAATACCATACAGCAATACGGTTACGAAATTCCATCCATACTTGACCTGGCTACATTGGTTAGCCCCACAAGTCCGAATTATCAAAGTTTCAGTCCTGATCAGCAGGCACTGAATAGAAGAAATCCTGCGTCGGGGCAGTCGATAAATCAACTTACACAGACAATCCCTGCCGAAAGTCAAAATAACGAAGTTGCAAATGATTTGGCGGTTCGTGAAATTCAGAACATAGATTCAACCCAGCCGTACAATCCCGAAACATTGCCGACCCCCGCAATGATAAACGAACAGAATATGCAAAATATGCAAAACAATCAGACTGCAATGTCGACGGCAAGCCTTTTGACCGACATAAAAAATCCGTATGAGGTAACAGCCGAAAGTGTGCAATATCTAAACGGTTTTATACGCACTCAAATCGGCAGGAGAGTATCCATTGATTTTCTTGTCGGCTCAAACACAATCGTTACCAAGTCGGGATATTTGCTCGGCGTTGCGGCAAACTATATTCTTATAAACGAGCTTGACACAAACGACCTTACAACCTGCGATTTCTATAATATAAAATTCATCAGATTTTATTTTAATTAAAATAAGATGCTTTTTCAAAAGTTGGGGTGAATATGGTTTAGCCGACTTTCGGTCGGACAACAAAGTTAAGAGAAAGAAAAATTTTCTGCCCGAAGTTAAAAGTTTGGTCAACCTTTTCAAAGGTTGTGGGTGTGGGCAACGCCCGCAAATAGTTTTCTTTTATACAATGTCTGACAGCCAAATGGCTTGCCGTTTGCGGCTTGAATACAATGGCGAGAGCCTTTTAATTGCGTAAGTAGGAATAAGTCAGAAAGATTATTTTATAAGTTTGTTGCCTGTAAACTACTTATACATTATAATAAAATGCCTACCATTCCGCTTTTCTTTTGCGTGAAAAGAAAAGCTCCAAAAGAAAGCACGCTTAAGGGGAAAGGGATTTCGAGTCCCTTTCCCCTTAAGTATCCC